GCCACCATGGACATAGCGGCATCGGGCTGCCCGTCCAGGAACAGCTTGTAGGCTTCGCGCTTTTGAACGTCGGTGCTCAAATCCGGCCCGGCGAGGTCCTGAGAAACCGCCATTCGGGGTCGTTCAGCTTCTGCTTCAGCTTGTCGGCATATCGCTTGTCCAGAGCGTCCCAGCCCTCCTCCAACTGCCATTTGGTAATGACGGAAAGAGGGATGGTCGCGACCTTGTGCCAGGTCCGATCGGCATTCCAGCCGTTGACGTGGTTGTAGTTGAGCTTGTTGTTTTCGAGGATCAGATCCACATCGTCGTATTCATGGATGATCGTCCGCTCTTTCCGAACGGGGTCGTATTCGTGATAGGTCGCAATCCCGTGATCGGGGTTGTAGCCGAGAAGCCGCTTTGTCATCCGAAGCACCACGAGAAGCGCCGGCCGAAGATCCGGAAGGCGCAGTAGAAAAACCATGATGGGCGCCATTGCAGGGCAACGGTGGGATAGCGTCCCTCGTTGATGGAGAAGCCCCAGGTGTGAAAGTAGGTGATCCCTTTCACTTGACCCCCACAGCACTCCAGACGCCATCCACTTTGCGAAGATCGGTCATGTCCAGGAACCCAAGGGCGCGGGCTTTCCGTCGAGCAACCGCGGTGATGCCGGCGGAGATGTCATAGACCCGCACGGGCTTAAGCCGGCGCTTCGGATCTTCCTCCAGCTTGGCGTTGCGGTCTTCCACAGCACGGAGATAGTCACTGTGGTACTTCCGCACTTCCGAAAGGTCATTATCCGAAAGCTCGAAACGTGGGCTTTCATCTTCCACGATTTCGATGTCTTCCTGCGGGCTGTTGTCCTCAAGCTTGGGGTGGTTGCGGGTGCCACGCGGCATGTGATCTCCTTTGAAAAGCGGGGACGGCCGCCTTAGACCGTCCCCTATGGATTAGAGGGCAGAGTTGATGTCGGTGATCTTGCCCGAAGCCGCTTCGTTCCCCGAGATGAGGGTGAACTCAGTCAGCAACAGGACTTGATCCGAGTCACCGGTCTTCGCCAGCGGCTCCTTGGTGATCCCTCGGAGAGTACCGACCTTCCAGTGCTCCATATCCAGGAACAGGGCGGTACGATCGCGGACCTTGCGGTTGGCCACGATCTTGTATTCACCGAAGTCCGAAATGTAGACATCGGCCGCGCCGAGGATGGTGGCGCGCTTGGTTCCCGAGTTCTCGCGGTACTGCGTCGCAATACCGGCGAAGGTCGAGAACTTCTGCTTCGCACCCGTGCCGACCATGATGAGGTCAGCCGCGCCGCCGGCGTCGTAGATCGCCTTGGCGATGGTCTTCAGGTGCGATTCCGCCACCGAGCCCGTCACGGTGGAGTCAGTCGGTGCCGAAACGAGGCCACCCGAGAAACCCGGAGTGGTCTGGGCCGTACCGGTGCCGACGCTGGTCTTGTTGGTCGCGATCCAGCTTTCGATACCCGCCGAAGCACGCGGGACCGTGGCGGAGCCTGCGGAACTCGCCTGGTTACGCACCAGGGCATATTCCATGTCATTCTTCAGCTCCTGGCCGCGCTTCATGATCTGATAGTCGAGTTCATCTTCGCGGCCCGCCGTATCGACCACCTGGCCCGTGCCGGAAACGCGCGGGACCTTGCGGGAGATCTGGGCGTAGTTCTTCAGGCGGACGGTCGGAACCGCGGTGTTGGTCGCGGCGTCGTCGCCTTCGATCTGGAGGTTGGTGGCCGGCGAGTCGAGTGCGTCGGTCTGCCACTCCGGGCTGGTGTTGCTGATCTTGGTCTTGGTCGCACGGCTGTAGAACGGGGTGTCCTTCGGCGAGATCATATCGATTTCGTTCGAGAGGTCTTCCCGAATGCCGATCTGCTGGTAGGTCTGCATGGTACCCGTGGGGGCGGTCATGTTGCTTCTCCTGGCCTATCCGGCCTGCTTTGCCCGGCGGAGCGCGAGAACGTCTTCCAGTTTTCCGCTCTTGCGGGCGCGTTTTTCCAAAGCAACAACCGTGTCCGACTTGCCTCCTTCACCAGCGGCCCCAGGCTTCACCACCTTGGGCACTTCTGCCTTCGGTTTGGCCTTGAGGCCCGCTAGAGCGCGGTCATACTTCATCGCCTTTTCGGTGATGAGGAGTTCATTCGCGGAATAGTGCCGGATTCGATCGACTGGAATCCCGAGATCCTTGACCAGATACCCGACGACAGCGGTTTCGAACTGCTGAGCTTTGGTCTCATCAGCCAATTCCGGTCGGAGGGAGCGGAGTTCTTCGGCCCTGGCTGCTTCGAAGTCGGATTGCTCCTTCTCCACCCGCTGTGCCTCTTGGGCTTCGAACTCTTTCTGCTCATGGACCGCTCTGCCGAGTTGGTTCCAGAGGACATCGAATGCGGCTTTCCGGTCAGGAGACTCCAGGGCCAGCCTTGCCATCGAATTGGGATCGCTTGGATTCACGTCCGCGAAATTCGCCTGGAGATGGCTCAGAATGACCTGCTGTTTGACCAGAGGCGCCGAACTTGGTTGCTGCGACTGTTGTTTCGCTCGGGCAAGCTCGGCCTCAAGAGCTTTCTCTTTCTCCTGGACCTTTGAGAGCTGTTTTTGGATGCCCGCGTCTCGCTGCTTTTCCCGCGTCAACAACTTCTGCTGTGCAGCGGGGGTAAGAGCGGCCCACGTTTCCTTATCAGCTTCGCCCCAGCTCGGCGGCATTTCCAGGGTCGGAGCCGTTGTCGGCTCTTCCTTCAATGCTGCCGAGATGTCCTCTTCGTCCCCGTCGCCAGTGTCGGCGCTCTCGGGCTCTGATTCCTCTTCGCCGTCGTCAATGACGGCTTCAGTTTTGGCCGGCGTGGCCTTCGCAGGCGCAGCCTTTGGTGTCCGTTCAGCTTCGGGCTTGGCGGCCTCTTCGCGCCGCGCCTTATAGGCGGCAGCGGCTTCCTCTACCGTGAAGCTTTGCGGCTCATCACCGCCCGAAGTGGTTTCAACTTCATCCATTGACGCTTACCTGCTCTGCGGTTTTCTCGTTAAGGGCTTGCCTGCCGATGTTAATGGCGGCCTGCACACGGGATTGGACGCGGGCGAGGCCATGCAATTCAGCGTGCAGGGCTTCGCGTTCCTCCACGGTCTTTGCAGCAGCCCAATCGCGATAGATCATGGCTTTTGCAGCCTCGAACGGGATGAACTCCGCAACCTCATCGGCGCGCTTGGCCTGGCGGATGGCTTCTTCACGCTGTTCGGGGGTCATGAGCGCACCTTAAAGCCAAGCTCAATGCGCTCCTCAACGCGATAGAGGCGCGTTCCATTGACATCCAAAAGGCCGGTGTCGATGGGATCGCTCTCGATGTAGACCGTGCGCCCCTCAAGGATCGGGCCTTCATCGAAGTAATCTCCAGAGCGCGGGCGACGTGGTATGGCAACGTACTTCACTGCACCGCTCCGTTCGGCTGCACGCCCTGCGGCATGATCTTCGCCATGAGGGCCTGTAGTGTCTGATCCTGCTGGGCGTCGCGCTCTTTCTGCGAGGCCATGAACTCTTTCAGCATGTCCCCAACCTGCTGCACGGCCTTGGAAACGTCATCCGAACGGCCCTGCTGTTCCTGCTGCATCCCCTCGCGCTGCAAAGAGCGGTCGGCTTCGGCGCCGTCTACCTGCCTCTGGTGGTCCATCTGCTGCCCTTGGGCGGCCATGGCGTGCTGCTGCATCTGGCCTTGTGCCTTAAGGGCAAGTTCGTCCTGCTGCGCCTTGGCCTTCATGGCTATTTCCGCCTGCTGCCCCTGCTGCTTCAGCTCCAGTTCCTTCGCTTGCCCCTGCGCCTTGAGCTGCAACTCCGCCTGTTTGGCCTTGGCGTCGCTTTCGACCTTGGCCATTGCCGGATCAGGTTTCGGCTGCTGCTGCGGAGCGTTCTGGGGATCGGTGAAGTAAAGCTCGGGGTCCTTAAGCCCGGCGTTCTCAACCACCTTTTTGGAGGCATTGAACACGTTGTCAGGCTGCACGATCCCGCCGGGATTGCCGGCCATCAACACCTGCTGCTGAATCTGCAAGATGCTCATGAGGTGGGTGAGCTGCTGATCCTTGTTGCCCGTCCCCAACCCGACGTTGATCTGCATCTTGAACTCATCCTGCCAACCCGAGGGGTCTACCGGAGTCCACTTGCCGTTCACTTTGATGATGCGGGATTTCTGCTGGTACTTGGCAACGCAGTCGAAAATCAGCTTGAAGAGGTCTGAAACACCAGTTTCCGCGAAGATCCGGGCGATAAGCTCGATGCGCTGCTGAGCCGCAGACATGATCTGCGAAATTCCAGTCGCGGTCTTATTCAAGGAGTTCGCGTCGGTGCCCTGGTTGTACTTTGTTACACCAGTGCGGTTTTCGCGGACCTCATCGAAATACTCAACGATGGGCAGGACTTCGCCGCCGATGAAGGGCGTTGCGATCGGCAGAATATGCCCGTCACCCGGTCTAGCCCCGTCGTTGAGCCGGATGAAGCCGTCCAGGCGCGGGGTCATGTAGTCGTCGATGTTGACCTGGTCCGAGATCGCGTGGCGGGGCTTGTTGGCGAGATAGGTGTTGTCCAGCGTGGAGCGAACCAACATGGACTTGATGCGCTGAAGGTCCATCACCAGGTCCGCAATGGACTGGCCGAAGAACCTGTGTGAACGGGGTTTCGGGGTGACACTGGCGAAGGGCGGCGGGCCTTCCCACTCCACGTTCTCGAATATGGTCTGGTTGTCGCCGGCATAGACGACCTTGCGTCGCTCAGCCAAGCCATCCCCGTCGTAATCCACGAGAATGTAAGCATCGGTGAGCCACACCTCGCGCATGACACCTTCGCCGGCTACATGCGTGTCGCCGGTGTCGTCCTTGTTCGCGCGCTCCTGGGCTTCCTCTGTCCTTGCTGGGGATTCATCATCGCTCGGAAGCGCCATCACCTTGTTTTTGGGATAGCCCATGGCGATGAGATCGGAGAGCGTGACACGAGTGCGGTGCGCAACGAATTTTGCAGTCTGGATTCTCTTTGCGTCCCGGGAGATCAGGAACTCCTCGGGCACAACACCTTCAACGCAGCATTTCCCGCCGCTCTTCTCGCGATAACGCACGTCGTGGAGCATTTCCATGAGATCGGCGGAAATCGGGGGAGAAGGGAGAGCCATTGCCTCCTCCCCCGTCCCATCGTCGCCCGATGCTGGTGTCTCGCTGTCGGTTGGACCGGCCACCGAAGGTGACCCGCCGACTGCGATTCCGGCATGTTCGGTATGGGCGAGGATTTCAATCTCTCCGTCCTTCTCACGCTGAAGGAGGAGCGCATAGGAGCCTTGTGGTAGGTCCATGCGGGTTTCGACGGCCTTGTCTTCTGCCTTGTCATCCCAATAGCACTTAACGATGCCGTTCTTCTGGATCAGCGCATCCTGGAAGAAGTCGTGCAGGATCATGAAGCCGGGGTTGTCGTGGAAGAAAACGAAATTCACATAAGCCGTGGCCTGGCCCGCGGCGTCCGACCCCTCTTCGTGGTTGGCTTGGAACTCGACGGCGTTGTCACCGGAGGCGAAGATCTTGAGGAGGCTGGGTAGAATCCAATCCACCGTGTCAGCAACTTCATGCATGACGACGGACGAGCGGCCCTTCTCAGGCGCCATGCCTGAAGATGGGGGGAACTGCTCAGCCAGGTAGTAGGAAAGCGCGTCCTTGCGCTGGTCTGAAAGCGGCCCACCCAGATAGGCCAAACTGTCCCGCTCCTGGTCCCCCAGGATTTTGGACAGCTCGGACTCTTTCATGGGCTTGAATTTCGCCAATGTGGCCCCGTTGCAACGCGACTGTTGCAGGAATACCACAGTGCAAAATGCGAATCAACCGATTGTTGGTTAAGCGATGCCCGTCGCCAAGGGATAGTCTTTCAGGCTCTTTGGCTTCTCGGCCGTGGCAGGATGGCCCATGGCGTAATACCGGAAGGCGTCGGCGGCGTGGCTGGTCCAATCATGCTTTGGGCGTGGAAGAGGTTGGTTTTCCTTCTCATCCCAGGCCGAGCGGTACTGCTTCAGGGCCAAGAGCCCCCGTTCACAGGCTTGGGCGTCGAAATAGCACGCCGGAAGGATCTGCCGGACGGCGGAAATCCCCTCCTCGACCAGCTCCCGGCTCACGACCTCGATATTCTTCAGCCCCAGCTTTCGAAGGGTATCGATGCGCTTAATCGCCGTCCCCACGTCCCGAGCCTCAACATCGTGGGGCAGGAAGTGCTTGGCATAGGCATAGCCGCGGCTGTTGAGCGTGCCCACATAATGGTCAAAGCCAAACCCGGAATTTTCATAGAAATCAATAATCCGACGCTCTCTTCCGACATGCTGGATGAACCAAATCGAGGTCATGTCATCCACACCAAGATCCCAGGCCGTCATGACCTGGAAGCTGGGGTCGTAGGGCACGCGGGTAATGCGCTGCTGCTTCTCGGCAATCTGGATCAGCTTGGCGTAATAGGCGCCGGGCACAGGAGCGTCAAAGCTGCATTCAAACTCGCGCTCATACTGTTCGTCGGTCATGGTCTTGCGGGCGGCGTCCAATTCAGCTTGAGAAATGATCCCCGTCTCGCTGGCCCGGTGCCGATCGGCAAACCAGTCCGGGTCAATCACCCGCTTCCCGCCGGCATCCTTAAAGCCTAGACGGGCGCCGTCATAAAGATCCGCGAAGTGATTCCGGCCCTTGGGCGTTCCGATAAAGATGGCCCAGCCCTTCCGGTCGGTGAGCATAGGCCGGACAATCTCCGACCAGACATGCGGGCTCATGTCGCCGTATTCGTCCAGGATCACGCCATCCAGGTAAAGACCCCGGAGCCGGTCGGCATTGTCGGCGCCATAAAGCCTGATCCTGGCCCCATTAGCGAGGTCAACCCGCAGCTCTGACTCGTTGAACTCATGCCCCGGCAGAGGCGCTGTGTAGCGCTTGAGGTAGGACCAGGCTACGTCCTTGGCTTGGTTGAGGTATGGGGCGACATAGGCATAGCGGCCCTCGGGAAGCGGACAGAACACCGCCTTGTCGATGGCCTCATTGATGCAGAAGACCGTCTTGCCGAACCGCCTGTGCTCGACCAGCACGTTGAACCGGCGAAGGCTACGGTGCAGCTCGGCTTGGAGCTTGCGAGGCCCATAGCCGGTGGAAATAGCGTCGTCAGGCACGCGGGATTCCGGTATCGATGCGGACATATTGAACCGGGCCGCCGCCTTCGCCGGTCACCTGGAGCGGGAGAACCTTGCCGACAAGCGTCATGAATGCGGCCGGGTTCTCTGCCGCCTGCTGGGCGAGGTACGATTGCCCGCCAGCGTCATCCAAGGCTCCCAGAACCATATCCTTGAGCGCCTTGGTGATCTTGTTCGGCGTGCCTTTTTGACGACCGCCAGCCTTCTTATGTCCTTTCGGGGCGCCCATTAACTATTCCGCACTACTTTAGTAACTGTTGCCAAAATACAACACATTTCCCCGCGTGTCACGTTCCCCCTGGTTGTTTGGGTTGTGGGCATGGTTAGGCTGGGGGATTAGGCAAGGGTTGCCAGTGGGTTGGGCGTAAATCGTTTTGCAAACTGCCGTCTGCCGCCCAGCCGTGACGCCACGACCCGCTGAGCACCGTGCCGCCCATAAAACCAAGCAGCACCCGCGTCCCGTCCTTCGGCGCTGTTTCGATCGGTTGCCACTCACTCACCGTCTCTCTCCTCTGTTTGCCTTGTGGGGGCTAGATGCCGATCTTGTTCAGCACGGCAGCGGAAATCGTCCCGATTGGCCGGGGATCAATCACCATCTTCGCCCGAGCTGCGGCGAGTTTTGCTTCGAAGGCCGTCCGCTCGCTCTCGGTCATGTCCTTCCAGGCTTTGCCGTTGCCTTCGTCCTTGGGGGTTGGGCTTGCCTCAGCAACCTCCCTCAGACGCCTGGCAAGGCGGATCTGCGGGCCGGCTTGCTCCATCAGGAAGTCCCGAAGCTCGGCATAGGCCGGGAAGAATTTGAACGTTGCGGCCGCACGCTCCAGGGTGTTGACGGTGAAGGCAAGACCTGGAATCTTCGCGCGCTCGAAGCCCTCGCAGTAGCTCACGGCCTGGGCCTTGGCTTGTTCGGGATCGGGTGTCGAGCGGCAGCGTAGGCCGAGGTTTGCAATCCACCGCAGCATCCCTTCTCGCGTCGTGGGGGCGAGGATGGCTTCCGCGTCGGGAAGAACGCGCTTGGCTTCAGCGATCATGGCCGGCGTGATGTGGCCCGGAAGCTTCCACGCAACGGATTCACCGTCGAAACCGTGATCGCCGTAGACCGGGCTACCCTTGACCGCCAGCGCCAACCGCGAGCTTAGCGAAACCGTTGTCGAGACCGCTCGGTTTGGAGCCTTTGCCAGTTCCCCAGCCATCGTATTTGCCTTCCATTAGCTTGGTGAATGTTGATTCCTGCATGAGCGTATCGAAGTCGATCACCCAGCCTCGTTCGTTGCTGCCGCAGAGCCCCGGGGAACCGCGGATCTTGGCAAGGGCGGAGTCCCAGCCTTCCAGGCCGCCGCATTCGGCAAGACGCTTCCGAAGCTTTGCGCGTCGGGGGTCGGTGATCCGCTGGACTTCGGGGAGCCCTCGCTCTCGGGCTAAGACGTTCCAAGCTTCGATTGCAGCGGCGGAGTCGTCGCGAGCGGGAGGCGTCTCTTGCTTATTCCCTCCTTCATCTAATCTCCTCCCTCCTTCCTCCTCCCTCTGCGGAGACATTTCCTTATTTTGGGGAATAGGCTCGACTTCAGCTCCGTCGATTTCTCCATTTTGGGGAATTTCTTCGACTTCACCGGAGGGCTGTACGTAATCAAGGATGGTTGGCGTTGTGGGGTAGAGGAACTTTGGCGACTTGGGCCGCTGGAATAGCTTGAAGTTGCGAATAGCGCCGTACTCACGGCCGCCCACCGCGTAACGCTTGATGAACTTCCGGCACTCCAGCTCCAGCAATAGGGCGGCGATATCGCACTGCGCCGCTGGCAGGATGCGGGCCTTCAGGGTCAGCGGCTTCCACTCGAATATGCCGTTGTCATCGGCTTCCATCCAAAGCCCGATCAGCAGCGGGATAGCCAAGGGACATTCCATGGTCAATGCCATGAAAGCCTCGTCGGTCAGCAGCCGCGGATGGATGGAACGGATTCGGCTCACACGCCCACCTTCGGATGCGTGACCGACCAGCTCTGCGGCGGCCCGAAATCAAATCCACCGCTCTCCGCCATCAGCTCGCCAGATTCGATCAGAGCCTTCGCGACCCTGAGATCCACCATCCTCCCGGCTTTTGTGCTGTAGGGCGATGCGTCAGGAGAATGGAGGGTCATGACCAGACCCCCGTCTTGCTGAATGCGCCAGAGGGCTGATTGCTGGGGGGGGTCAGTTTCGCCCACGGATCGCTGTGATCGATGACGCGCTTTGGTCTGCCCATGGCTATGCCGCCTTCCGCTTCAAGCTGTACTGGGCAACCCTCGCTCCACCCCGATCCACGATGGTGGAGATGACGTTGACGCCCTTGCGGCGTAAATCATATGCGCGAGCTGCGAGGCGGGCGATTCCGTAACGCTTCCATGCCTCGAGCGGAGTAAGCTTCTCTCCCCGCTTCAGGGCTTTGAGTACCATGGTGGTTTGGCTCATGCTGCCCTCGCTCTGATGTGAAAGCCCCAGGACTTTAGGGCGTTGGTTACGTCATTCATGGTGCGGCAGACGGCGCGTTTCCCACGAGCTGCAATGATCGTCTCCGCCATCGCCTTCTGGGCTGGGCTCTCGACCCCGGCCGGAATCTTCAGCTCAAGCCAATGCGCAACCCCATTGGTGCCGTTGATCACGAGGATGTCCGGAACGCCTGGCTTTAAGCCCATGGCCTTCAGCTTCCCGCCCCTGGCCTTCCCTCCTCCCCCAGCCGGGAAGGTGGTCCACCAGTCAGGGGAGCGGATAGCGAGATCCAGGTAAGCCGCCACGGCACGATGGAACGTCTCCTCCTCCGATTTCCGGCGCTGGCGCTGCTTCATGGCAAGATCGCGCATTGTGGTCATAACGGATCAGCCTTTCGCTTCGGCAACGGCGTAACCTCCGGCTCCAGCCTCAACATCCCGTGGCTCATGCCTCTCTGGGAGTGCCAGAGCCAGGATGCGAGTACCAAGATGATGTGCTCCGGCGCGTCCTGGCCAAAGACGCTCAGAGATTCCGCCTTCGCCAACGTAATGAGGTTCTTGATCTCCTCCTCAGTGGGAGAGA